TCGGCCGCCGCCGACAGGAACATCCCGAACTCGTCGATCTGGAACAGGATCGCGGGCTGACGGTGGAGCGCGGTCAGAAGCCCAGCGCCCGAGGCGATCTTGTTGCCGCCCAGGTGATGCGCGAGCCTCGCCTCGAAGAAGAGCTCATTGACGACCTCGCGGGCGTGGTTCTTGCCCGATCCGCTGTCCGCGATGCCCACGATGTAGAGGTTCGTGCGCAGGTCGGTTGTCGTGCGGTAGCGCCGCCCCATCAGCGCGCCGAGGGCGCAGAGGCTGGCTCCCACTGCGAGAAGCGGCTGCGGTCTGCGCGCCGTGTCGATCATGTAGCGCGCGAGATCGCCGACCAGCCCGCCCGGGATTGTCAGCGTGAAGGACGGTGCAGGCGCGAGGATCGGCATCGGGGCTTCGGGCTGGGCGAGCCGCGCGAGGAGGCCGGCTGCGGGATGCTCGTCGCTCGCACAAACCTTCTGACTGCCATCGAGCAGCAGGTCGGGATCGGGGCGCCAGCCATTCTCCATGGCGAGGTGATAGATCGTGCCGGCGCCGATCCGCGCGGGCTTGAAGCTCGTCCATGCCTTCGCCGTCGCGGCCAGGTCGTTCTTGGCCGCCTGCGCCGACCAGTCGGCGAAGAGCGCCGCGCCCTCCTCGCCCAGCGCGCCCTTCAGCGCCATGCCGATGCGCATCCAGCTGTCGTAGTCTAGCTCGGCGTTCGGCAACCAGGCGAGCGCGCTCCGGATCGCTTCCAGCGTACCGGCCTGCGCATGGGCCGGCAGACACGGATTCCCGGCCCCGTTCGCGCCCTTCGCACCGAGGCTCTTTGGGCGCAGCTCGGGCGGGATCAGCGCCAACGCCTCGTCGAGGAAGGCCGCTGCCTGTTCGGCGTCGATTTCGGGCAGACTCTCGATGTCGAGATCAGCGAGCCCCTCGTCCGGCCAGGCATAGGGCTGGCCGGTATCGGGATGCCTGGCATAGGCCACGAACTGCTGACCGAGGCAGAGCACCTCTAGCGGCGCGCGCCGGATCCCGGCGAAGGGCTCTCGCGTGCGATAGACCAGCAGCCGCTTCGGCGGCTTTCCGATCCTGAGCGCCGGCGTATCGCCCAGCTGTTCGCGGGCGAGCCGCTCGATGCGCAGCGCCAGCTCGCCATCATCGGCGATGTCGATGTCGAGCGCGGCGACCGCACCGCCGACGATCCCGACGCCGCAGTCGGGCCAGGCCGACCAGGTCGCGACCTCGAGCTCGGTCGTGGCGCGGCTCGCATGCCGGTTCCACTGCGGGTAGTCGTGCCAGCCCGCGCGGGCGAACTGGCCTGGTTTCTTGGTGCCGGGCGCGATCGGCAGGATCGCGTAGCCGTTGGTCACGAGGCGCACGCCCACGCGCGCCATCCACGAGGTGTCCGCCATCAGAAGGGCACCTCCGGGATCATGCCGTCGAGCCGGGCACGGTCCTTCGCCGCCAAGTCGCGCAGGTGGTCGCAGTAGCCGGTGACGATCACCTCGACGAAGGTGTCCCACTCCTCCTCGCTCAGCAGGGCGAGATCGGTCCGGCCGAGGCTGTCGAGATAGGCGCCGCCGGCCTTGCCGCCCTCGACCATGGCCGCCGTCTCATTGGGGGTCGGATCGATCATGCCCGACCTCCGGTGGCAGATGTCCTGGCAAACCCGGCTGCAGAGGTCTCTGCGGCTCGTGTCGCGCCGCGGGTCGGAGACGCGGAAGCGCGCGTCGAACCAGCCCCAGCCGCGGGGTTCTCGGTGGCAGACGGCGCAGAGCCCGGCACGGCTGTAAGGCATGGGGCGAACCTGTAGGCGGTGATTTCGGTGAAGCGGCCCGCGGGGCGAACGGCGATCTCGGTGGGGCGGCGCAGCCGGTCCGCTAGGATGAGCGCCTCATCGACAGACTCGGGCACTTCCAGCTCGGGCGCGCGCTCGCGCCACCAGCTCGCGGCCTTTCGGCGCGGATAGCCCTCGTGCTCGAAGCAGACCCATTCCGTGTGGAAGGCGAGCCCGCAGCGGTAGGTGACCTTCAGCGACGCCCGCCCGCCGCGTTTCTCGTGGCGGCTGTAGGTGACGTCGGTGACGCCGACCCATTGCGGCTTGCCGGTCGACAGCACCTCGAGCGTTGAGGCGGTAGGCTCGAGCTTCACCTCGCGGCCGGGGAACTCGAAACCGCAGTCGGGGCATTCGAGCGCCGCGATGGCCACGATGGTCCCGCATTCGGGGCAGATCTTCGTGGGTGGCGGGCCGTCGCCGGGACCGCCTGGCTGTTTCGGCCGCACCAGATCGATGGGACCATGCCGACGAACATTGCCCGCGAAATCGAGAACGAGGCAGTTCTCCTTGCCCTCGGCGAGCCGCGTGCCCCGACCGGCCATCTGGACATAGAGCCCGGCCGAGTTGGTGGGCCGCAGCATGGCGATCAGGTCCACGGCCGGCGCGTTGAAGCCCGTCGTCAGCACCCCCATCGAGGCCAGCGCCCTGATTTCGCCACGCTTGAAGGCGGCGATGATTGCGTCACGCTCGTCCTTCGGGGTCTTGCCGAAGATGGTGGCGCAACTCACCCCGCGGCGGCGGAACTCCTCGGCGACATGGGTGGCGTGGCGTACGCCGGAACAGAAGACGAGCCAGGACCGGCGCGTCTCGCCATGGGCGATCACCTCGGCCACAGCGGCGCGCGTGATGGCGTCCTGGTCGACCGCGTCCTCGAGGTCGCGCGCGATGAACTCGCCGCCTCGCGATCCCACGCCGGTCACGTCGAGGCGGGTCTGCGTCTGCTTGGAGGTGAGCGGGGAGAGATAGCCCTGATCGATCAGGTCGCGGACGGACACCTCGTAGGCGATGTCGGTGAAGAGCGCGTTCTCGCCCTCGTGCAACATGCCGCTGTCGAGCCGGAAGGGCGTCGCCGTCAGCCCGATCACCTTCAGCGCGGGGTTGATCGCCTGCAGGTCGGTGAGGAAACGGCGATACATGGTGTTTGACCGGCCGGGGATCAGATGGGCCTCGTCGATCAGCACCAGATCGGCATGACCGATGCGCGTCGCCTTGTCGTGGATCGACTGGATGCCGGCGAAGAGGATCCGGGCCCGCGCGTCGCGGCGGCCGAGCCCGGCCGAGTAGATGCCCGCGGGCGCCTTGGGCCAGAGCCCCAGCATCTCGGCATGGTTCTGCGCGATCAGCTCGCGGACATGGGTGACGACGAGCACGCGCTGGTCCGGCCAGGCCTTGAGCACGCCGTCGATGAAGGCGGCCATGACGAGGCTCTTGCCGCCGGCCGTGGGGATCACGACGAGCGGGTTGCCGCTCTCCTTCTCGAAATAGCCGTAGATCGAGGCGATCGCGGCCTGCTGGTAGGGGCGCAGGGTCAGCATGCGGCGGCCTCCTTCTCGCGGGCGTCGTTGGTCCAGGCCGAGCCGTCGCGCATGCGGTAGGAGACGAAGTCCTCGCCTGCGTCGGTCACCTCGCCGGGGACGAGATCGGGGATGAACAGGTGCCGGCCGCAGGCGCGACGCTGGTCGGCAGGGTCGAGCAACCGGTCGTTGCGCGCGCAGTGCCAGCCGCCTTCGATGGGCGTGGAATGCAGGCAGGACCGGCAGGTGACGGCCGCGGCGTCCTCGCCGTGGCAGAGCCCGTGGTGGTCGCAGAACCGGCACTCGAACCAGGCGGGATCCGCGCTGATCCGCTCGGGCGGGTGCTGGGCGAAGATGATCCGCCGCGCCTTTTCCAGCAGGCGCTCGCCCGTTTCGGGGTCGACCGGGACGCGCTCGATGTGCAGCGCGTCGGTGTCCTTGCAGACCGCGACGTAGAGCGCCCGCGTGATGCCGGTCAGGTGCATGTACACCTGCATCTGCGCGGCGTGCTGGGGCTTGGCGAGCGCAACGCCCTTGGCGATCAGCTCGGCAAAGCTCTTCGCGGAATGCGTCTTGAACTCGACGACGTGCCAGGTCTTCGGCGCCTCGAGCAGCCCGAGGGCGACGGCGTCGAGCGAGCCGCCGAAATGCCCGCCATGAGCCTCGACACGGAACTGCCGCCCGGTCTCGGGATCGACTTCCAGCACCGTCGCGCCGGTGGCGCGCAGGTCGCGGACGAGCCGGGCCTCTTCCAGCTGGCCGGTCTCGAACAGCCGCAGGATGCGGCCGGTGTGCCGCGCGGGCGTCGCCCAGCGGAAGTCGTACCAGAGCGCGCGGGCGCAGGACTTGCCGATCAGCGAGGCGCCGAGGTGGTCGCGGAAGCCGTCGCCCTGCCGGGCCTCGTAGGAGCCGTAGATCGCGGACAGGGTCGGCGTCGGGGGATCGGGAAGCTCGGCCATCAGCACGCCTCCTCCCACTCGAGCCGCGCCCGCGCCTCCGCCATCACCGCCGTCCAGGCGGTGCCGTCGTGGCGCTCGCGCAGAACGGCGATGATCGCGTCCTTCAGCCGTTCGCGCCGACGGCGGCCGCCCTGACGGGCGACGATCTCGGCGCGCTCGCGGTTGAGGTGACGCAGCGCCGTGCGCGCGCGGTGAAACCAGTCGGGGTCGATCGGTTTGGCCGTCCGCTGCCGCGTCAGATCGGCGGTCGCGATCTGCGTGCGGATCTTCGCGATGGCGTCCTCGATCTCGATCAGGCGCCGGGTGTCGTCAGGCAAGCCGGGGGCGTTCGCGGCCGCGCAGGCCGCGTCAGTGGTGTTCGTCATGGTCGGTCTCTCGGGTCTGGCGATGTCCTGGCCGCCGCAGGTCTCAGCCCGCGGCGGCCCAGGGCGTCAGCTCTTGCGGTTCCAGGGTGCGGTGGCCGGCCGGGCGGGCGCCGACTGCGCGGACGCGCTGGCCGGCTGCGTGGGGGCGGGCTTCGGCGGGGTCGCCTGCGCCGGGGCCTCCGGCACCATGTAGCGGATCGTGTTGCGCTCGCCGTAGCCGTCCTTCGGGGGCTTCACACCGACCTGGATCGTCATCGGGATGAGGTGCAGCTCCTCGCTGTCGTTCACCTGCAGCTTGCCCGTGGCGTGGCAGATCGCAGACAGCGTGCGCTGCGCGATCTCGACCGTGGTCGGGTTGCCGTTCACCAGGTTCAGCTGGTCGAAGACCTTGCGCCCCTGCTGCGGCCCCTCGAGGATGTCGAGCATCAGCCAGAGATACTTCCCCATCCCGTTCTTCGTGACGCGCATCTCGCTCTCGACGATCTGGGCGCGATATTTGCCCGCGGGCAGGGTCTCATAGGCGGTGGTGGGCTCGATGCCGGCGGCGTCAAATGCGGTGTCGAAACGTGCCATCGTGCTGTCCTTTCAGTCGTAATCAGGCGGATTGGGGCATGGCGGCCAGGAACTCCGACCACTCGAGCGGGAG